TTCGAGTTCCTCGAAAGCTCTTAGACGTTCCAGCAAAAAACTGGCGTAATAATGATATGTTAGGAGAGTGGGACAGATCATGGCTCGGACACCATGTAGTAACTACAGGAAGCGCAATCGCTAAGGGGTGGCATTCTGCCAGCCTTCGAATTGCCGTTGACCCTGGGTATAATTCCGCGACTGGGGCTGATCTCTACTTTCCCCACGAATCGTGTCACACCCATTGTCGTGTTCGAGTTCGATCAATGGATTATGTCTTGTTTCATTAGGAGATAAAAATGAGTTTAGGAGACGTCGGAAATTGGGTGTCGGATCACATTGTCGGATCCGGAATCCGCTCAAAAGGAGCCTACAACAGGGCTCTTCGAGAAGACACCAAGGCAATGCAAGAGGGCAAACTTGGTTACACTCAGGGTAAAAAAGACTACCTGAAGACGGGAGCAACCGATGAGGCTCAAAGAAACGTCAAGGCTGCTTTAGATGATGCCTCAGAAACAGGAAAACTCGATTCGGGCACCGCGATTGAGGCAGCGAAAGCAGCGGCAGGAGAGGCTGCGAAGACATTCAAAGATGTCGAGATTATGAGTTCTATCGAGGCAGAGAATAGGCGAAAAGAAACTATGAATGCCCTCAACCAGAAGCGCCAAGAGTGGAATGATGCTCTCAGTACAGTCCTGACCGCAGGAGGGGAGGCAGCAGCGGCAGCCGCCGCTGGGGGCGGAACGAGCGGGGCGATTTCTGCGGCCTTGATGGCTCTTTGTTGGGTAGCAAGAGAAGTTCTTCCTGAACAATGGCGAGATTGCAGAACTTATGTTCTTTTTGGAGCCCCGAAGTGGTTTCGAAACTGGTATGTGAAGAACGGAGAGCAGGCCGCTGAGTGGCTTCGCGCTCACCCCTGGGCAAAAGTTCCCCTCAAGCCTGTATTTAGATACTTTGCTTGGAGAGGAAAAGAGATGGCTCGTCGAGATCCGTCTCTCATCAGCGCACAAGCAGGTTTACTTTAGGAGTTGTCGTGTCGATTGGAGAATGGAACGAAGAGAGAAAGGCGCGTAGGGCTCGACGAAACCGGAATATCTTGGCCCGAAAGAGTTTGAGAGAAGCGCATCCCGAACTCACAGAACTCTTGGACGAGAGAGCAGAAGACAAAGAACAACTCAAAGCCAAGCAGTACGCGAACTACTGGGGACTGGAAGGAGTTGATCTTATTGCTCCTCCTGACCTGTCAGAAAGGTATGACAAGGCTCTTGCTTTTTTGGCGAAAGCCGCAGAAGCTCAGGATGATTTGGTAAAAGCTACGGCTCCTCAACCTCATCCTCTTTTTGCTGAGTTGTTCAGCCTTTACCGTACAGAAGCGACCGCATTGTCTGGGGTTGAGGGAAAGAAGGCCACGGAACACGGAAAGGTTCTGGACGCTCAGATGGGGAATCTCTCGGACATTCGTGCAAAAGTACGGACACGACTTCCGGCTTCTGGATCTGAGACTCGAAACCGATTGATTGAAATGAAGTCTGAGAACTTCAACGAGGCCGGTGGCTGGGCCACGGACCCCACTCGTACTGGAAACTGGGGATATGATGTTTTAGAAATTATGCGAGACATCCCAGATCCGGAGGAGCAGTCTGCGGCTTTTGCATGGCTTTCAATGGAAACCGGAGTTTCTGTAGAAGACATGATGGACGCAGCAGAGTCTAATCTGGGAGCCGCAAATCTCGATGCTCAGGACATGAGAACCCACTTGGCTCAAATGAGGAGAGTCCAAGAAGGATTGGCAGGAGAGTATGATGCAGGAGTTGCTGCGGTAAACGGAGCATACAGTGACCTCCAAGGCGTCTACGGTGGACTGTCCCGTCGAGGTCGAGAACTCGGAGATGCAGTTCTGGACGCTCTAATCTCAGGAGACCCAGAACAAGTATCTGTAGCTCTCGGACTTTCTCGAAACCAGGATCTTCCCGAGGGTGCAGCTACAGCCCAGGGTCGACGTGTCATCGATGACATGCTCAAGCTCGATGAAGATGTCGATTACTGGATGCAAGACTCGGAGCATATCGAGAGGATCCTAAACTCTCCTTATTTTCGAGAAGCAGCACAAGAATACGGTTTTGAGGGATGGGAAGACCAAGCTGCCTCTATGGATATCTTGGATCGGTTCGAGAACTACCATGAAAGAGAACAAGCCTCTACGACGGATAGGAACAAGCTTGCTGAAGCTTACCGAATCCTTGAGGGGCATCAAGACAGCAATGCGTGGGAATACTTGAAGGCTCGTGTCTACGCAGCATCCCGTCCCAAGCTCTATGACGAGTATGTGGCAGAGATGAAAGGAATTTCGCCTCAAGCAGCCGCCCAAGAGAACAGCCAAGTAGATGTCCAAGAGGAAATCAACGCTCGGAAGGTTCCTTCCGCTTTCGGTATAGATCTTCCTACTGGTCCTAATGGAGAACCTCTTTCCTTAGAAGAGTTTACTCGCCTTCTCCCCTCTCTCGCGAGATCTCTCCCTCGGGAAGCCATGGCGGAACTGAGAGCACAAGGAATCTCAAGTCCAGCAGAGGCCTATGAGTGGTACAAAGGAAGGTTTGCTCAAGAAACCCCCGCCGAGGAAACCCCTATCGAGGAGACTCCCGAGTCCGAAACTCCCGAGTCCGAAACTCCCGCAGCAGCCGAGAGACCTCTTCTTCGTTCTGGAAGTCGAGGATCAGAAGTAGAAGCTCTTCAAAGAACTCTTCAAGGTCTTGGATATGACTTAGGAACTTCAGGTCCGAATGGAGATGGAATCGACGGACAGTTTGGTCCTGCGACCAAACGAGCAGTTGAAGCTTTCCAAACAGCCCAAGGGATTGGAGTGGATGGAAGAGTAGGTCCGGATACATGGGGAAAACTTGCAGACGTGGGCGATCCCTCACCGAGTGAGGAAGCTGCTCCGACTGAGCCTCCTCCAGACATTCGAGTTCCTGACGCGGGAACGATTCGAGCCATGCAAAGGCTGGCAGACAGCCAAGGGCGAACCCTCCCTCTGGGATCAAGTGGATTGTACTTGGAGCCCCAAGGTGAAGGTCAGCTATACCAAATTGAAGGCTTCAAAGAGTCCGGACCTCTTGTTCCTTATTCTCCTTCACAGCCCGCAGAGACTCCGACAGAAACTCCAGCCGTGGACGAACCAGAACTGGTCGGAGGAGACGCTGGACAAGTTCGAACGGGAACAGACGGAGCCTACGACTACACTCTTGATTCCGATGGAACAATTCGATTTACTGTTCCTGGAGAAGATCGAGAACGAAAGATCACTCCACGAAACCCTGGAGCCTACTACGCTGTCATGGAGGATGCTTTCGGGGAAACGGTTCCCCAGAATATGCAAGCCGTTGTCACAAATGCGCGTAATCGCTGGGCTAATCGAAATCAGCCCGCAGAAGGATCTGCTGATGGGGAAGAAGCAGAGGCTGCCCTTGTCGAAGACGCTCCTGCTGAGGACGAAGCAGTAGAAGCAGTAGAAGCAGCGCCCGTCGTGGAGGACGAAGCGGCTGAGGAAGAGACGGAGGACCAGGAAGAAGAACAGATTGACGAACTCGACATCTCGGCTCTCGGATCTCCTGCGGCTCCCACCGGAACTATGAGCGAAGGCTCAACGATGGTAGCAGGTCCGGACTCCGTGAGGCGTAGTCCTTCTCGAAGAGAGAAGGTCAATGCGTGGCTTCGCAGTCAGGGAGTGAGCCAAACTGATGTGGATACGCTCAATCAGGCTGCGGATGAAGTCATGGGATCCATGAAACGTCGCCTTCCTGCTCAAGCGGCTGCTCCTACGAACTTTGAGGCCCAATCGAAGGGACTCACGAACATGCCACCGAGCACTTCCGCTTCTGTAGCCTCCCCTCCTGGGCTGGGACAAGCGAGTGAGACGGTTTCTGGAGGAGGAGGCAGGACCAGATCAGCCATAGCCCAACAGAACATTCAGGCAGTTCTGGATAGCGCGAAAAAGAAGAAATCAGATAGACCTCAGCCTTCGACGGCTGCCCCCGCACCCGGACAGAGAGCGGAATAGCGATGTCTACTACAGAGGATACCTTTTCTCGGGAGGTGGTCGAAGGCTACGAACCTCCAGAAAAGACAGAAGAGCAAAAGAAACGAGAGCAGGCGATTCGAGATACTGCTGCTCGTTTCCAGGAACGGATGCAGGAGTCTCTGACTCCTCCCCGCTCTCGCCCAAGTGCTCCTTCTCCTCAACCCTCTCTTGTCGCTCCTTCTATCCGTCCTCAAACTTCTCAATGGGATTTTCAGACTCCTGGGGAAGAGTTCGTTGAGAGGGAGAAGAAAACATTCTACCCGGGCTTGCACGAAACTTCGTCTTCCAACCCCGTTCTCTTAGACACTCCTCGGGCAACAGAAGAAGACGAGCGCCGAGAGTCTCCTCTCAACTTTCTCCAATCTGAAAAACCTCCAGAAGGCTGGCAGCCAACTCCCCAAGACATCTCTCGTCTAATGGACGAGGGTTTGCTGGCTAAGGATGACGTCAATAATCCAGAATGGGTTTGGATGGCTGGAAGAGCTTCGGCTGAAAGAAGCAGGGCCCCAGGTGGATGGTTTCAGAAAGCATCGGGAGATGCTCTCGTAGAAGAAGTCCGGTCTGGAGAGAGTGCCATCCAGAAAGCCATCTGGGGTACGGTCCCGATGAACTCCCGAATTGTTCGGGGAGACATCGTTCTCGATACCGCTAAGATGTATCGAGATACCCATCAGATTCATCGAACTAAGCTTCTTCGAGAACTCGCAGAAGACCGGGGAATGAATTTCCAACAACTTTCTCCGGAAGAACAACAAGAAATCGAGGAGAAAGCTCGAAGGAGAACTCAGATCTCGATGGCGGTGTTCATGAACTCCGGAACCCGGATGTTCTACACCGACCGTTTTGATCGAGACATTACTGAAGAAATCAGAAACTCTTCCGGCCTCACTCGAATCTGGAAACTCCTTACTTCCCCGACGCAATATGGCGCAGTGGGCGCGAGTTTCCCGGACACTCAAGCGGGAGATATCGCCAGAATGCAGGCGACTCTCTCCCCCGGGCAGTTGAAAACCGAAAGTGCTATAGCCAAGTTCGGACGCATGTCCCTTTCGACTCTTTGGTCTCCGATGGTTTTCGGGGGGCACGAGTGGATGTCGGAAGATTACATCGATGCCGTCCGAGCCGGAGACGAGCTTATTCTCCACATTGGAGATCTCGCAGAGAGAATTGATGGAGTAGAGACAGGAGAAGGAACTTCTGACTCAGCCAAGGTTACATCAGCAGTGACCGTGGGTGCCATTATCCTCAGTGAGCCGGATATCGTTTCTCTATCTTTTCTTCCTTTTGGTCTTGCGGCAAAAGGGCTCCGTGTCGCAAGGGCGGCTTCGATTGCGGGAAAAGCAAGACGGTCTGCTGAGACCCTTAGAAAGCTTCGGCAGGCAGTTGAAAATGGAGAAGAGCTTCCAGAAGTAGCCAAGAGACTCGGAGCATACGACGAGGCCGTGAAGCAAGCTGTCCAGCTTCGAGCCCTCTCTGAGTGGAACCTCAATGAGGTGACTCGGGTAAGAGGAACGGGTGGCGTAGAAGAAGCTGAAAGGCTTTACCAACAGGCAGAGGCTGCTGCCAAAAAAGCAGATAAAATTAGAGACGAACTCGCTACGATGTCTACCGACCTGTTGGGGGCAGAGACCAAAGCTCGAAAAGCACTCTTGGACTTTCAGGCTGCGGAACAGGATCTTTTTGTCGCCTATGCTCGTCGAGAGATGTCAGAAGTCCAGAAGAACGAGTTTCTTCAACTCTTCGGACTTTCTCCAGAAGACGCTGCTCGGATTCAGTATCGGAAAGACGTTCCTGCTTTCGAGCAGGGGGCGAGAAATGCTGAAAAGGCGGCTAAGGAGATTCGTAAAAGGGCAAGAGCACTTCGAAAAGTAAAGGCGAATAAGGCTCTCCTGGATACCTATGACAAAAAAGCCCGGGAGTTGGGAAGCCTCTTTCGTACAATGGAAGAAGGATTCTACGGGGTCGAGGAAGCCACGACCAAAGGAGGCAAAAAACTCCGAGCCGGATGGGAAGTCCTCACGGGAGAAGCCCTCCCCCTGGGCAAAATCTCTCGAACAGGAGAGCCCTTCCGGATTCCTGTCTACGGACAACAGATTCGAATCCCCACAGAGCGAGGAGGAACTGTTCTTCGAGTCGTTGAGGGAATCGAGATTCGAGGTCCAAAGACAAAGAAACTCTCTGATGGGCCAGACAATCGAATCATTCTCAAGGTGAGAGGACCCTCTGGAGAGATTGAGGAGTTTGTCCATCCGTTTAGAATCAAGAAGCAGGCTGCGGAGAATCTTCGCACCAAGATCCTGGACTTCGAAGAAACTCATAAGATCCTAACTGCTGATGGCGGTTTGATGGATGAGTTGACTACCTTGGATAGGCTTGCTGCTCAGGCTGATGAGTACGCGGCTTCTCTGCGAATCGATGGTCCTGCTGGGTTGAAACTCCAAGAGTTCGAAGACACCTCCCAAGCTCTTATTGATGCCTCGAAGGCATATAAAAAAGCAGCCAAGGAAGCCAAGCTTCCGGTGAAGAATCTCGAAAAACTCACGAGAGAGCACACAGGAAAGGGAAGAGCCCTCGTTCGGTCAGAACTGGAAGCACTCGAAAAGGGCAACATGCGTAAGGTCTATGCAGACGCCCTGGAGGATACAGCGAGGGGCTTAGACAACTTCATTGATACGGGTCTTAAGAACATCGGAATCGTGGGATTCAAAGGACCCAAGCAGATTGCCCAGAGTATCAAGGGTCTGGTCAAGATGAGCGGAGACGATATCAAAACCTTCGGAATGAAGGTTAGTGATCGAAAAGTCGAGGAAGGCTACCGTGAGATCTTGGAGAAGAACTCTACCTTCAAGGCCCAAGACAAAGGTAGGAAAGAAGCTATTGTCGAGTTTGATGTAGATGGAATCATTCGAGATCTAATCCCTCGAATGGGCGGAGCAGAAAACTTACACAAGTTTGTTAAAACTCCAGAAGGAGCCGGACTGAACACCCTTTTCGAAAAGGCGTCCAGCGGGGGTTGGAAGCCCACGCCTGTCGGACTTCGAGGAGAAATTGCCTCTGAAGTTCAGCAGTCTATTCGAGAAGCAGTTCGTCACGGAGAAGCAAGGAAACTCTTCACAGACGATGTTGTTTGGGGACGAGCAATCCATGAAGCCTGGAGAGATCTCGGCTTGGAGAATAGGGCTACTCGCCTAAATCGACTCAAGAACGCGGCGAGCTATTTCCCTCTGGTAGGGAAGAAGTTCCGGGGATCTTTCAAAAATGTAGGATTTCGAGTAGGAGAATACTCGAAAGACGTTGAGGACGCCTTTATGGCGACGGAGCGACTTCTCAATAGAGGTCGCATGGAACTTCTTGAAATCGGACGGCTCGAAGAATTCGGAGATACTCCCTATGAGAGACTTTCCAATTGGCTCGACTTCCAGGGAGAAGTCCGTCTTAGTGAAGGAACAAGTCAGTGGTCGGTAGCTACTGGCCTTGGAACTCCCTACGAGAAAGGAGCCCTTGCTATTCTTGCAGATCGAAGGATTGATCCGAGATTACGAGAGATAGGAGCAGCAGAGCTTTCTCATAGAGCACGGACACATCGAAGAACTCTTGAAAACCTCCTAAGAAAAAGCCTGGGCAAGACTCTTGATGATGGAACCGAGATCACACAAGACTTCATCGATGAAGCAGTCGAGGCAGCAGGAGAGATCACAGAAGATCTCATGGCCCTTACTCCAGATGGAGGAGTAAGCGGAGCCCCACTTAGTCTGACTGCTGTTTCTCGTATGTGGCTTCCTCGGGGAGAAGGCATCGACGTCACCCCCGAGCAGGGACGTCTCCTTATGGGACTTGCCCGACAGTTTCTCCAGAAGTCCAACACCTTTGGTCCCGCAAAGAATGCCCTCGGTGAAGTGGTCGACGCTGGATTCTCAGAGAAAATGCGAAAAGCAACCTTCGCCATCCTGGGCAGAACAGAGAGCAGCTTCGCCCGGGCGAATGCTTTCGCAGCCGGAGGCTTTCAAGCAGCCGCCACGATGGGAACCCTAAGCCATCGACTTGGAAGAGCATCAGGTCTTCGACTCTCTGCGGAGCAGGCGACAGACATCAATCGAATCATGATGGGAGATGTCGAAAACGTAAAAGACATGCCCGCTGCGATGGATGCGCTCAACCGAATGGGCATGCCGTTTACTCAGAAGTCCGTAGATCGAGGAGTAGGAAGCAAGATCTCCGGGTCCGGAGGTGGAGTTGACCTAAAAACTCTCGTCGAGGTCGGATCGGATCCAAGCACAGCTTCCTTTGTTCCGCTCAACCTTCTGAAAGAATTGGAAAGAAAGGCAGGCAGGCTCTCAAAAGAACTTGAATCTTTCTCTCCAGCATCCCGAGATGCTTCTCAGCTTTTCTACAATAGAGCAGTCCAGGGATACCTAAGTTTATGGAGAGGGTCTGCGGTTACAGGACTTTGGGTTCCCAACCCTCGATACTGGACAAACAACATGATGGGCGACTTTTCCCAAATGTGGGAAGAGGTTGGATTCATTCGTGCTGCCCAGAGGAGTTTTATCAACGCCCCGACAAACCTTCCTTTTGTGGGACGGTGGCTTCAGACTAAATCGCTCTATATGGCAGAGAGGGTAACGGGAAAATCAGGTCGAGGCCAAGCCCTCCCGGGCATCATCGACACCTGGACAAATCCTTGGTTGGGTCGAGTATTCAAAGGAGAAAAGGGCCAATTCGTAACCAAGAACGGGGACATCATAACCTACGATCAAGCTCGAACATGGGCGATTGAGGATGGTATTTCCGAAGCCTTCGTTCGTGAAGAGCTTATGGATATGTACAGCCGCACTGCGGGCGACTTTGATGCCATGGGCACAGAGATGGGCAAGTGGTGGAAGAACGATGGCATCTATTACCATGCTGCTCAAACACAGGAACGGCAACGAGTGGCTCTATACCTGGACATGATCCAGCGAGGAGCTACCAGAAAAGAAGCGGCACAAGCGACAAAGCGGGCTCTTTACGACTGGTCTCATGGAATCGCAGAATGGGAAGCGAGAACGATTGCTCGTATCGTTCCCTTCTGGAGATTCTGGAGACTTCGTTTGAAGCAGACTGAACAGTCTTTCATCGAACCTTTCGTTCGTCCGGCAGACGAGTACGCGAAGAAAGCTCTTGTAGGAAACACTCGACTCGCTCGACTCCGACAGCAGACCGTAATCTTTCCTTCTCTTCCGGATTTCGTCTATCAAGACAACCCTCATGCCGGAATGACGGAGAATGAGAAAGTAGACATGCTTGCTCGCCAACTCTACCCAACCTGGGCCGACACCAAACCTAAGTTGGGGATTGTCCCTTGGAGCCCAACTCGGAGGATGAAATACCTGGAGAGAACCGGAAAAGAGATGACCCATGGAATGATTACTCTTCCTATGGGATCCTCCTTAGACGGACTGGACATGGCAAGCGCCCTCTACACGGGCATGTTCATGATCGCAAATGAAACCGCTAAGACACTAAAACTTCCTCACGCGGATTTTCAGGCTCCCGGGGATGTTGCTGCTCGATTCATGGAGCCGATTCTTGGGGGAATGATGCCCATTCCGGAGTCTGCTACTCGTGCTTTGATGTCACAGATGAATGTAGACTTGGACTTCCAGATTCGAGGAGCAGATCGATATCTGTCTCCCGAGGAAGAACAGACTTGGAGGAAGTTCCCAGACTGGCTGCCTGTTTTGGGAGCAGAGATGCAATTCGATCATGAAGCAGGTCGATACAAAGTCCCACAAGAAACCTACTGGGCATGGAGAGCACTTCCCTTCACAACAACTCAGATCCAACCTTGGATCGGAGCGTTCTCTTCTCCCGAGTGGGACGAAGGATTCAAGCAGGGCTTTTGGGCAGCCACAAAACGCTTGACGGGAATCGGTCGAGAGATTCCCTTCAACGTAAACAAGGAAATCGATGGCAGACGGCGTGATATGCAGGAGCAGTTCAAACGATTCGTGAAAACGCAATCCGCTACCTTGCAGCCATATGATCGTCGAGGTCGGAGACGAGAAGGACTGCCCGACTTAGAGCAGAAATGGGTAGATGAAGCAAAGAGGAGAACTCGAAGAATCGAGGGAGAAGATTAGAATCCTCGACAAAAGAACTTGCACACAGTAAGATTCTAATAACTTCCGCGAAGAGCGGGAGTCCTCACTGAAGATAGTTAGAGAAGACTCTAAATAGGAGAGTAGAAATGCCCGTCATGAAGCAGAAGTCCCTTCAGCCCGCGACAAATGTCCCTTACGCAGAGGGAATCATGGTGTTGAATAATACCGTCGCTGATATCCCCGCAGGTCGAATGGTGACTTTTCAACGAGGAGCAGCCACTGCCACGTCAGGTGCTGTCCTTACTATCGAACTCGCAGATGCTTCAAGTGCCGCCCGGGCGAATCAGCCTCTCCTCATCACGAAGCACATGATTCCTGCTGGACGTCGAGGTGTTTGTCTGCCCTGGATGATGCTGACGGGAATCGACACCAGCGGTCTCGCTCTTGGAGCTTCTGTTTATCTCGCCGCTGCCGCAGGAACGGGTTTGCCGAGACTCACTGGAGGTGCGCCAGGTAACGCTCGAATCGTCGGAGTTTGTTTCGAGGTCTCTCCTGGCGGTCAGCCCACGGGACGTATCTTTCTCTGCCCCACGATGATGGCCGCTCAGAACTAATAGGGGGCCTGAATGGCTGGTGCAGTAAGCAGGAAAACCTGGGTACGAATCTCAGGCTCTCGGACAGGGAACGGCGAGATTTCTCTCGCCAATGTTCCTATTCGAGGATGGCTGCGTCGTGTTCGATGCAGCGCGGCTGGTGGTGGTAATGTCACCGTTAGTCTCGATGAAGCCCAAGTTCCGGGCATATTTGGTGTGGTGTTGGCTTATGGAACCACCGCAACTCCCCTCGATCAAGAAGAGGATCCGGGAGTGTTTTATCAAATCAACCCCACTGCAACCTCGGGTAGTGTGGGAACACTGTTCTGTGAAGTTACCGGAGCCGGAGTTATCAGCGTCCAACTCGATATTGAGCCCGCCAATTAGGGGGGCCCGTGGCAGAGGTTGGAGAGTTAGAGTGGTGGCAGAAGGAAGAAAATAGACAGTCGTTAGACGAGCTTGGTCTTCCTCAGCACCCTTTTATTTCGGAACGAGCCCTCTACGACTTGGCTTCGATCTACTCATTTATGGAGGAGTTTAGCATCGATGGCTTCTATCGTCTTCCTGCGGATCCCGCAGAGAAGATGGAGATCATTCGATCCTATGGTCCATTACGGATCGATCATGTTTTTCCAAACTACTTGGAAATCAATCGAAAAGATGTCCAAACTATCCAAAGGGGAGAAGATCCCTTTAAGAGCGATCCAGAACGAAAGCATGTCATAGATGACACTTGGTTTAGCGAGGATAGAAAAGCTCAGGCCAGAGAGAGGATCGAAAGTACACAAAGAGGAACATTCCAAGACTTTGCAGCTTTGGGATTTACCCTAAACGATCTCGAAGACTTCAATGAAGAGGATAATACCTTCCGCCTCAATCCGAACCCTCCTCGCGCAGAAGGAGAATATCGAGCACCCCGACCTCTCTCTGCCGGAGCGTGGATAGACGAGACCGAAGAAGAGAAGCAGCTTCGAGAAATGAGAGATCAGACTACAGGATCTCTTCTTATGGATATGGCAAGCGGGTCGCCATACTGGGGGATTACTGCCTACGGCCTTGGCCGCGCTTTCAAGAAGAGAAGAGGACAGCAACTCCAAGCAAGGGAAGACAATCTGGCTGAGTTGAGAGGAGATCCCTACTACGAGGTAGCATCCTCCCTCGCTCGAAAGGGTGTTCGAGAAGCCATGCAGAACATGGAGCCCCAGGCACTTCGGGCAGTTCTCGCTGCGGAAGACCCCGAGGCAGCAATGAGTGAGAGGTTTGCGGGGGGAAGTGGATCCGCAGGGGAAATTGGGGAGATCACAAAGTTACTTACTCCGAGTTATTTCGAAGTGCCAAACTTATCGGAATACCGAAAAGAGCCGGGAGGATCCTTTGCAGAGTATCGAGACCTGACTGCAATGACCTTGGGGAGTGCTATAACTTACCCCTTTTCCTGGATCGACGGAGTTGGGATCTTGGCAGAAGAGGAAGATCTTCTTCAGCGGGGTGATCGAGAAGAGAAGCGGAAACTCATTCAAAAACTTGCGGCAGCCGAGGCAAAACAAGAGTGGCTGTATCAAATGCAACGCAAACAGAACCGAATCAATCGAACTGCTCGTATGAGGGCAGCCGGTTTGCTTACTGATGAAGAGATGCACGAGAGAAATCTGCGAGACTTATACGGAATCTCCGCGCCGACTCCCACAGAATCAGAAGCTCCCACAGAAGCCGAAACTCCTTCGACAGCACCCGAAACCCCAGCTTCGGCCCCGACTCCCGCTGTTGTTCCTGCAACACCTGCCGCTTCAGTAGCTCGACCCCCTGTTCAGGGAACAGAACCGGCTACTCCCACAGTAACTCCTGAACAAAGAGACCCTTTCTCGAACGACTGGCTTCCCCAAGGAGTTTCTGCTCCAAAAGAGGAGCCCTTCCGCCCAAGACACCGTGACCCCTACACAGGAAAATGGATCTACCAGGAGAGTTCTGATGAGTAAGAAAGGCAAAGACAGTTCTTGTCCGAGCCATAATGGCTCGAAGAAACGAGACTACAAGTGCGAGTACGAGGCAAATCACAAGTCGAAAAAGGCCAGAGATAAGAGAAAAGATCGGAACGCTAATCGTCGAAAAGCGGAGAAAGAAGGAAGAGTCCACAAGGGAGACGGCAAGCACCTCCATTCTCCCTCCGGGCACAAGACGAGAGGAGCGAAAGTCGTCGTTCAAACGGCAAAAGAAAACAACAACTACTGGGATGATGATCGGTCTGATATAAATACAATCAAGAAGAAGATCTCTGAGTCCCTGAAGGCCCACTGGAGAAAAGCATAATGGCAAGAACAGTCCCAGCCCCAGCAGCAGGAAGAACAGTCCCCGCGCCAGCACCTGGAGGCGGTGGCGGCGGAGGCGGAAATCCTTGGAAATCTTTTCAAGATCTAACGAATCCCAACAACGGAGAATGGACCATCATCGATGGCTCTGGCGTGAACGGTGACACCAGTTTGACGATGGACGGCGATGTCTTGGTGTTCAATCACCCGACTGCCAGCAAGTTGTTTGTGCAGGGCTCGACCATGATGGGCAAAGCCATGATCCGCAGTAAGCACTTAGAGATGGTTACAGAAGCAGGCCTTCAACAACCTGCCGGTGTTGCTTCCAACCTCCTTCAGCCCGAAGCGGTTGTGTATAAAATGGAAGTGCAATTCGACACCGACAACGGGGGCCCTATCAATGGAACGGCCACAGGCGGAACCGATGCCTATGGTCACAAAATGACTGTGATCGCTGGCCTGGTCGGCTACGGCTCAGATCAGAACGGCAACCCATCTGGTTTTGGCACCAACGTCGTTTGGCTCGGCTCTCAAGTTTATAAGAACTCAAATACACAACCATCCGCAGATGCTGCGACCAGCGTCTACAGGGTTGGATGGAAAAGTTATTGGCAAAATGGCGGTACGACTACGGGATACACATGGAAGAACCAACTAAATGCGCCAGCGGCAGCACACGACTCTCTGATATTTCAACTGGGAGCCGTGCGACTGCAAGCAGCGGCGGGTAACAGTAAACTCGCCACTTATGGAGGCTCATACGCAAAAGACCAACCCTGGAATCCGATTGGTATAGCGTCCAACTTCAATTGGACTGGCATGAATGACAACGCCACCCGATACTGGAATGCAGGCGCTCAATACTGGCACCCCTTTGTTATCTTCGGAAGCTCAAACTCCAATGTACGAGGCAATATCCGCATTAAGAAAATCAACCTGCTTTTGCAGCCACTGGTAGGAAGGACGGGAATCACATGAGTTCATCAATTACGTTCATTCTTTGCTCAAGCTCTTCAGTAGCCCAGGGTGTCGTTGATGATGTCAAGGCGGGAGAGCTTTGGGGTGTCAACATGGGAACTACCTCGAAGTCTTCGAGTTATTCCAACTATGCACTCGTCGAGGCAACTGAAACTCGCACACTCGCTTTGCTTGAAAGTGTGCCAGACGATGGCAAGTTTGATATCCAGAGTTCTGAGCTTGACGTGGACTCCTTCACGGAATCATACGGGAATGAGAAGCTCTGGTTCTTACGCGGTAAGCGAGTGGGGGAAGAGTAGAATGGAACAACGTGTCCGAAAACTTGAAACAGACGTAGCCGTCCTGGGCCAACGAACGGACACGGTAGAAGGTGAGGTGTCTGCGATTCGCCAGGACATCCAAGGTATCAAGAAAGAGATCCACAAAGCCCAAGGTTTGATCTTAGCGACCGTCGTCATCATGCAATGCATCGCGATCTTTATGGAGGGGTAGATGGAATCGGAATTCGTTGCGCACCTCCTCGACCTGGGCATGACAGGTGTGTTCGTTGGCTACCTGATCTATCAGAACAAGAAGATGGGAATCCAACTTACTAAGATGACAAAGAAATATGAAGAGCTTTTCGAACGCGTACTGAAGGCGGTCGAATAAATAATCGCATCCCAACTATAGCGATTTCCAAGGAACAGGCATGGCACACTTCTCTCTCGATGAGTTTGTTGGAGCAATACAAGAAGCCGTCGTCAAATCTACTGATATTGCAGAGCAGCACGAACTCGATAACATCCGCAAAGAAGAATACTGGATAGCTACTGACGAGAAAGCAGAAGACGGGACTCCCATCTACAAACCCAGAATGGTGACTGTTCGTTTGCCCGTTTGGGTTGAAGGGAAGCAGACGGAACAAGACATTCAAGTTCCAATGCAAACACTCGTCACCGGGCAGTCGCTCGCCATTGAGCAGATGACGGTTGAGATGGATATCGAACTCCAGGGCATGGAGGATGGAGCAGACATTGGATGTATCCATCGAAAGCTAAAAATAAATCCCTCAATTGGAGGGAATGGGTGGTTCGCTAAAAAGCGAAATACTGCTAAGATTTCAATCACTTTCAAGGGGCAAGAGCCTCCAGAAGGTTATGCAAGAATCGACAATCAACTCATCAAACTACTTCCGTAGGAGAGAACAATGGCAGACGGTCTCGTAAAAATGTCCGACCAGTTTGGTGGTCTTCCAATGGATCAGCTCATCGGCGGTCCCCTAAAAGCAGCTTGCGACTCCCAAGTCCAACTCGCGAAGGCTACCGCTGACTTCATCCAGAACGTGGGCCTCGAAACAGATGCCAATGGTGTGATGAAAGCCCGAACGGTGGACTTTACCTACTCCAAGCCTGTGAATGACGGCGCTGGCGGGTACACCGAAGTTACCAACCAACTCGATGTTCCGATCCTCGCGATCCTGAACACTCCTTCTCTCCAGGTGAAAGAAGTCGAAGTCGATTTCACTATGGAAGTAAAGTCGAGCACCTCGGAAAAGAGCAGTCGAGACTACGAAGCTGCTATGGATACTCATGTCAAAGCAGGATGGGGTCCTGTCAGCGTAGATGTGAAAATCCATGGTTCTATCTCTGCTAAGAGCGAGAACACTCGAACTTCTGACAACTCCGCGAAGTACAACGTCAAAGTGATTGCCCGAGATGATGGCATGCCTGAAGGGCTCAAGCGTTGTCTCGATATCGTTCAGCAGGCGATTGCAGAAAAACCGCAGGCTGCTGCTCCAACCACTCCCCCAGCACCAACCCCCGCAGCGAGGACATAAACCATGACGAATAAAGGAAAAATCCTACAACAAGCGATTGTTATGGCAGAAGATCTCTTTCCCGGGCCAAAAATGGGGAAGAAGAAGCGAGCTTGGGTTATCAAGTTCATCAACGAGCACGTCAATCTCCCAATCCTCAATGAGAGGCAAGAGGCAAAAATCATTGGATTCGCTGTTGATGTTCTATGCGATCTCATGTTCCAAAAAGTCCAAGAGATCAAAGCACAATGATCCCCGCACTCCTAAGACGTGTCCATTATCTGGGCCATCGTATTTTCGATGGTGGTCATGCCTATAATCTCAACATCATCGGCATTCGAAATCGCCAAAACGGGAACTCGTTCAACGATTTCTTGTGCTGCGTGTACCGAGAAGAAGAAGACGGCCCTTGGATAGTAAAATACTGGCCCGCGACAACCGATCCGGGCAAGTTCTGTCTTGAGAATCCAGAAGTTTATGGAACTGATGCAGGAACAGCCATCATAGTCCCCGGGCAGTACCGAGGAGTCTACAAACTCGATCTGCATCGAGGGAAATATGAGGCTTTGTGCCAACGAAACGGAAAGATCAAAGTTTACCGAGACGGAAACCGAGATGATGTCGTAGACATGGATCCCGATACTATCCAAGAGGGATATTTCGGATGCAACATCCATAAAGCTGGCACGAACTCGACCAGAGTAGATAAGTGGTCAGCAGGGTGTCAGGTTTTTGCTCGGAGCAAGGATTTCGACGAGCTAATCGCATTGTGCCATAAGCAAATCGAGCATCATCCCAACTGGGCAAAAACCTTCACATACACCCTCATCATGGAGTGGTAAAAATGGAAAAGATCAAAGCCCTACTGAAGAAACACGGTGTGACAGTCTCCCTCGCGGGAGCCAGTCTCGTAATCGGAACCGCTTACGGTTCTTGTGTTCTTTCTCCTGACGCACCTTCTGCCCCGGAAGTGGCAGAAGTAGCGGAAGAGCCAAAACCAGAAGAAGCTCCCACTGAGGAAGCTCCGGAAGAAGCTCCCTCGGAGGAAGCTCCAGAGGTCGAAGAGTAGTAGAGAAAAAGCGTGATGGGGGAGGCCACAGCGTTGGGCTAAAGGCAAAGGAAGTGTGCCTGTTTTTACTTCCTCTCCCCCATCACTTTTCTTAGGAGTTCAAGCATGCCTTTCAAGAAAGTCGGTAAGAACAAGAACAAGTCTTCTTCAGGCAAGCTATACACGGACAAACAGAAGGCGCTGTACTACGCAACTAAAGGTTTTCAAGAGAAGGCCAAGAAAAAGAAGAAATCTAAGTGACGTCTAAAGGATGTCCCGGGGTCCGGGAAATCTCGACGTAAGTCCAGTTAGCTCTTTTTCTCCCCTTGGGCCGAAGGGTCGTCATTAGGACAACCTGAGAGTCTGCTTTCTCCAATACGCCCATGGTCTTGGAGAGGGTATCAGCATCCCACATTCTATCGTCTACGACGATGAGACTGTCTTTGTTACCCAGAGTAGCGGCAATCGCAGCGAGCACCCGAGCTTCTGTACTCCCCGAGAGAGCGGTGTGAATCTCATTCTCTCGTTCCAAGCCGATTCGAAGCTGGAGGTCTGCTCCTACCTCAAACACGAACCTTTCTCCCTTGGGCAGGAACTTCCCAACAGCTTCTGCGAAGTTTCGAGCAGCAGCATCGAGCATCTCGAACATTATGTCCAACAGAGCTTCTTTTAGAGCCTTCAAGGAGTCCTGAAGACTCCGCGCTTTCTTCTCACCATTCCGGGCAGCATTCGCAGCACGAGAAAGTCGTGTAGAAAGAAGGACTTCTGCATACTCAGCCTGAACATCAGGAGTAGGAGGAATCCGCTTGATGGCCTCATCTCCTCCCATGTAGTTCACGAGGTGACGAAGTACATGACTGGCTTGGATGGTAGGATCTGCTCGATAATCGATGTAGAGCATCCGGATTAGGTCTCGGAGGAAGGCTCGTGATAGCCCCCTTCCTACTCCTTCGAGTTCTTCTCCACCGACAGACTGAAAAGAACCCAAAGACTCCAGGGCAATCTGTCCTGCTTTGATTACGCTGGACTGTTCCCGTTGGAACTTGCCCAAACGTGCCAGGGCGTCTGGAATACTCACCGCTCCACTAAGAAGAGGACACACAAGCACGAGAGCCTCGTGAAGTTCCTCATCAACGAGAGAAAGAAGGTCTCCGATTGGGACAGGAGAACAAATCTTGTTCCAGAAGAACTTTCCTTTGGTCTCGTTGTTCCCCGCCATCACTGCGTGCAACTCCGCTACGGAGAGAGACCCTCCCTCTGGTCCACCCCTCTTGGGCCGCTTCCCTCTTTCCAGTTCCCAGAAGCAGCACTCGCCATCATCCAACTCTGCGGTGACGATTGCGGAGTTTGACACTTCTGGAATCAAAGCAGAAAGAAGAGACCCGTCTTTGATAGGCTTATCCCTATAGAGAAGACCAAAAGCACTCCCCGTTCGGGCAAGTTGAATCGACTCCGCGATTGCGCTCTTACCTGCCTCATTCGGGCCGATTAGAACTGTGTTCTTTCCCAGAGGGACTTCGTAGGGAGTCCCGTCCGGGCTCTTTACGTTCGAAATAACCTTTACTGCATGACTCATTATTCCTCTCCTTTCTCAAAGAGTGATTCGTAGGTTCGAAGCAATGCTGCTCCATGAGCCCGGGTTGGAATAGAAGTTCCCTTCTTCCACCGAGCGATGCTTTGGACACTGGGGTTCATTCCAGAGAGATGCTCCCCACACTTCACTGCAATCAGTTCGTAGGACATCCCTTTCTCAAGCATGTGCTCTATGAAAGGGCCACAGTTTGTACGGAGGTTAGCAAGCTTCTCTATATCAAGAGGTTTTTTCGGCATTAGAAGTCTCCTTATGTCCGAGTGGAAGTTCGAGTTGTTGAGGCTCACATCGAAATCCGCCCTGCCAATCCTCTACGTCGAAAGGATAGACTTGGGTGATTCGTTCGAGCTTCTCCTCGGAGAGCAAAAAGACAGGGCGGCCTGCCCGAACTGCCAGATCAACAATCTGAGCAGTCGCCCTGCCTACGGTGGTGCCGGGGACTACGATGAAATCGTAGTAAGGCTTCCGAGTGATAGCGTGCTCTCTCCTCACGACACTCTTGGCCCAGACGTTCCAGTCTCCTCGACAGTTGATCCGAAAGTCGTCCCTTCCCGAGATGACCGACACTTTCAGATCCTTACCCGCACGCTCTCCCTTGGCACGGATAAACTCTCTTATTCTAATACTCGTCTGGGCGATAGTTTTCTCGTTCTCGCCTGACGGGTGTGCGTAAAATACTCTAATGTTTTTCATGCTTCACTTCCTTTCACTCGAATAGTTGCAACTGCGGTGGGAAGCCCCCACCCGAAAGCTTCTTCCCTCCCCGGGGCTGAGACGCACTCCAACTCAATCTCTGATCCCCAGCCTTCCTCTTCCCGGATTTGAGAAATGAGGGGAGCTTCGTTCGCTGAGTCGATGGGAGTAACGAAGGTTCCGTCTGACTGCTCTTCGTATTTGCCAATACGGTGCGTGGTGATGTTCATGTACTCAGAACGATTCTCATCATCATAGGAGCCCATTGTTTCGTGTGCCTTCCAAGCAGCGATTGTCATGGGCTTTATGTCCAAGACTTTCGCAGCCTCCTCGCATGAGTACATTCCCGAACCGACAAGTTCTATTGCGATGCGTCGAACACTGGTTTCTTCCTCTCCCTTGAGAAGGGAAAACATCCGCATGAACTGTCTGGAGAAAGTCGCATGCTGAGTGAGGATCTTCTCTACTGTTGCCCAGGTTTTCTCTTCTTTAGAGACGATAAACCCGACTGTATAAAATGGAGTTCCGTTACCGTGTTTCGTTCGTGATTGGTATGTTGTTATCAACACTGGTCTTATCTGGAATCCATGGTATCCAAGACAAGCATTCAGGACCTCATGAATCACACTGACTCTTGCCATAGCAAGACCCAATCCAGTCAGGTTCTTCCCTGACGGAGAGTACAGACGAAGAGCCTTTCGACCCCTTGATCTTTGTTCTACAGGAAAGTGAGTACGGACTTTCTTAGCTCCGACCTTAATCATCTTTCTGGGATCAAAGGGCCTTTTTGTGTTCAAGAAATGAGCGCCTATCCAATGCTTCCGTTTTATGCAGAAGGCTCGATGGTCTCGCAACTCCCGGGAAGACACATCAGGAAGGAGCTTCTTCTTGCTCTCTTTACCGAACTCTCTTCCCTTCAGCATCGTAATGGCGATATAGGACGTATCTTCCCCGTTGAGCATCACCTCTTTGATTGTGCAGAGATTCTCAAGAGATAGTCCATTACAGAAGTCCAGGTGGGCTGCATTGTAGGAGAGATCTTTGCAGACTTCTGCCACATCTCCCTGAATCGTTTGGACGTTCGGATATAGTTCCTGGCAATACTCGGCTGCATCCTTTGCGATATCAACCGCAATGATTTTCTCTGGCTCGACTTTCAAGCCCTTTAGGGTGCTGATGTCGCCTCCGTGTCCTGCCAGGGTGAGGATTCCCTCGCATTCCTTTTTGAGCATTTGCATCCAGATCGCGGCCTGCATCCACAGATGTGCTCGGTTTGCCTTTTTTCCCAGGCTGTCTCCTTTATAGGTACTGTCCATGTTGACTCCTTTAGACTTCGCTCCAGCGATTACCGATGTCTGCTCCAGCGGTGTAATCGAGGAGAGGGTTCACTTTCCTGCGTCGGTTCATGGCCTGTTCCAGAACTTCCGCAGCAAACTCTGCTTCCCCCTCGGGCACCTCTAAGTAGAGAGCATCGTGGCCGTGATTGATGAGCCACTCCACAGGGAGAGTTTCTTTCGGGGGATTGATTGCTTCTGTCGCGAACCAATCTTGAACCCCGTAAATAAGTTCGAGCATTGCCTCATTCACAATCACCACCCCTCCTGACTGGATGGGGTGATTTACAAGCTCGTTGATTTTGTCTTCATTTCTGAAGTAGCGGCGACGATCCCAAAGGGAGTCACCGATGAATCCTTCTTTCCGGTAGCGAGTTTCAATCATTCGCCACCATTTCGGGATCTCGGGATCTGCTCTCTTCAGTCCTTCGACGACTTGACGGACGTCTTCAACCGTAAGGTGAGAGTAGAGGAGGTTTCCTTCGTCGTCTTCGACTGAAACGATTTGCTCGTGGATTCGCTTAGTAGAAGCGGCATACTGCCAAGCGTACCGGGTGTTTTTTGTGATGTCTCGGGTTGCTTTGAAGGTCGCCTTGCCCTTCTCCTTACGATCACTGGGAGCCCCGTCGAGTTTCCAGATTCCTTTGCCATATACGATCTCCATTGTTTCGTTGTGTGGATCAAGTCCCTCTCGAATAACTCGAAGGGAATGCTTTGCTCGGGCTTCCTCTGCGATAAGCCGCAGTTCAAGCTGGTCCATGTCTGCGCCGATGAGCACACACCCCTTCCGGGCAACAAAGATGTCCCGCAAACTATAAGGGATGTTCTGTGCATTCGGGTTGCTTGAAGAGTATCTTCCCGTAGCGGGGAGCCTGTTGTAGCTGGGATGAATCCGAGTGATTTGCTTCTCAATCAGAGGTCGGATGTATGTGCCCAGGAGTTTGGTGACTTTTCGATAAGTCCGAACCGACCGAAGAAACGCGACTCGGTGCTCCTCCAATCCGTAATGAACAATCATCGTGCGGAGAGTTTCGTCATCCGTGGAAGGGTCTCCAGTCTTCTCAGAGTAATGATGAGGAGCGAGGCCCCACTCAGAGAAGAGAAGATTTGCCATCTGTCGGGTGCTTTGGGGATTGAATCCCTCGCCTACGATGTCTTGGCAGCGTCGGAGATGAATCTTTGCTTCCGTATCCAACCTGACCAAATGTTCAGTAGCCTTCCCGAGGTCAACTCCCATGCCTACGCTTTCCATCGTAGCGCCCAAGGATTGAAGCATGTGTTCCCGAGGAAGGAGATGTTGCTGGCTTCGCTTCTTCACATCCCGGGCAAGAGGCTTCGTGATTCGAGCCGTGACGCATACATCCTTTCCGCAGTAGATATGCAGTTCTTCGTCTGTCTTAGCCTGAACCGCCGTGTGGTCTGCCTTCCATGCTTCTGGGTTGTCTGTATAAAAAGAACCGACAAACCCCAGGTTATGAGGAAGTTCGTTGTCTGCGAGAAGATGAAGAAGGATCGTATCGCAGGTGAGATTGGGGGTGATCCCCAGCCAGGACTCTACGCAAAGACGATCATATTGTCCTGCATTATGTCCAATAAGAGGAATCTGCGGATCCAGGAAGAACTTCTTTAGGGAGTTTTCGAGTTTCTCAATCTCACCCAAACTGGCTAAGTAACTCCCATCGATAGATCGAATCTCGACAACGACCGCTTCTTCCTCTGTTCCCAGACCTACACACCTGACGTTCGCGGTCATGGGGTCAATGCCGTCTGTCTCCAAGTCATAGGCAACCGGAGACTTATTTGCTCTCCACCGGGCAATGAAGTTCTCCAGAACTTCTACATCGGCTGTGCGAGTAATCTTAGGCTCGGGCCAGTCCAGCGTTCCTGAGAAGAAGCGAAATGCTTTTCGCAGGTCATGACGAAACACTTCTCGATAGGCTGCTTGTCTCAGCACCCAAGCTGGGTGCATCGTATATCCAACCTCCAAGATCACATCTGGATCCCAGGGGGCTATCACAAGTTCGCACCCTCCTCGGATGTTCATGATGGAGACATCTCCCCCTCGGATTGCTCTCGCTGCTGTCTTACCCAGGCAAATGATGCGTTTGATTCCGGTGGCTTTCAGTTCCTCATAGAGGAGAGTCTTGCAGGCATCCACGGGTCGAAGGAGCTTTACAGCTTCTTCTCCTTTCTCCCGGGCCTTCTTCTCCCTTCTCCGATTGATTCGAGAAACCTGAATGTTGACTGCTTCCAGGTCATTCTTAGGAGGACGACATCGAACAGTGTTCGCGATGTAGCACTTGTCCCGAGGAATGTTTAGAGCATTGAGAGCAGCTTGGAGTTCCAGACCACTTGGACCGACAAAGGGTCTCCCCTCAACAGTCTCGTGCATTCCAGGTGAGTCTCCCAGAATGATCACACGATCATCATCGTGCGCTTCGGATAGCACTGGGGCAGCGGCACCGCCCTGGTTTAGGGCGCAGTTTTTACAGATTGGGTAGAGCATAATGTTGGGCTAAAAGATGGAGGTGGTGGGCCCTGGTACACGAAACCTGCGGGCGGATGCCCATAAATAGTTAGTGAATCCCACCACCTCCAGGAAAGGGAGAGCCACCGTTCATATTTTCTGAACACCCCATCATGATTCGTGAGTGGGCGAACGGTGACTCATAAGGGTAAGGCATCTATTTGACCACGGACATGCCTTCCTGCTCCGCCGTCTTCATGAGAAGAGAAACATGGGTTAGAAAAAGTTTCTCATCTCATGCAAGTCAGTCCATAAGAAACTCGAACTCATCAGAGGATGAAGTCGTAGCTACGGGAGCAGAAGCTCCGTTGGTGACGGGAGCTACTTCCTGTTCTTCTACTTGAAAGTCAGCAGGAGCAGGAGCAGCAACAGCCTTCTTCATTTGATTGAAGTAGTTCTCATTGACATAACGATAGTCGGGGTAACTCCCTTCTACTGGACGGCCATTAGCACCCATAGTGGGAGCAGTGTAGTTGAAGTGAACAGTCTTCCCTGCAAGTTTGTCGAAGGGGAACTTAGTCTTTCCTTTCAACTTACCCTCGGGCACACCAGCAGAGACCAAGAAGCCCATAAGAAAAGGCATAGCCTTTGGGTTCAAGGAGAAGCTGTCCTTGTGACGAATCCCGTTCGTCACCATGTAGACGAGCAAACGGTTGGAATCTTCGTAGTGACGAAACTCCAAGATTTGGGCAGAGTGCAGCCCGGTTTCAAGATAGCCGATACCGGCTCCCGCAGGAGAGTGTCCGGTAAAGTCGAGTTCAATAGTTACAGACATTTGTGACTCCTAAGTCAGTCTGGGGGTGAAAACCCACAACACACACGCGAGTGGGAAAGATGGGATCGAGAGCAGGCAACTCGGGGGACAAAGGAAAAACCCAAATCCCGCTCCCGATCCACTAAATGAATAAGCCCTCTTCTTCCTCGATGGGTCGAGAGAATAGCTCAAGAGCTTCTACGGTTTCGTAATGCTTGATGGTCGCTCGGTGCAATCCATCCTGAAGAGCCCAACGAATGTGAGGAAGTTCTTTCTTGCCTTTGAGATTCTCAACGGCCTTCCGAAGAACATCCGACCAGTTTTCAATACCGGCCTTCAAGATTTCATCACACACACCCTGGGCAACTTTATCAATCCATTCCAATCCTTTAGGATAAGGAATCTGATATCCAGCGGCTCTAAGTCCTTCTGCGATATTCATTGGAGCCATGCCGGGAAAGACAGAAAGCCTGTCTCCGGAGACGTAATCTGGTTGAGGCTCAAAGCAGAGTTGGTACTTCCAAGGGGCAGCGGTAGGCTCGAACATTGCTCGGCCAATCACGTCGACCATGCCGCTAAACTTTTCTGGGAGCTGACCGGGTAGTGAAGGACCACCGCGAACGAACTTACCGCTGCTTGTTCGGGGAGGTTGTTCGTGACAGTTGAAGATGACAATCATCCCCAGGGCAGTAGCTGCGCGAGCAGCATCTCGGCAAGCGAGCACATCTCTCGTCAAAGCCGACCACATCCCTCCTCTTCCCTTAGAAGTTTCGTACTCGTTGATAGTAGACTCCACCATCAGGGAGAAGTCATCAATAACAATAGAAGGGACTTTCGCTCCCTTAGAGACAGCGGCTTCGATAGCTGCTGTCGCTTCGGGAACAATCCGCGCAGAGACGGCGTTCAACTTCTCAAGTCCCAGAAACCTCTGGGCAGAAAGAAGTCCTGCGGGATCCCCTATGAAGATTCCTGTCGCTCCTGCTGCGGCAGATGCGATTGTTTTTCCGGCTTTACTTGGTCCGTAGAGGCAGATGAATACGCCCCCAACAGGCGAACTGCTTCGACCATTGGATCCATTGGATCCATTCTTAGTAGACATCGATTTCTCCAAACACACACTTGTTGGTTTATGAAAGCTAACACGCTGGTTTTTGATCGGTCAACTGGATCACGTCAATGATCTGGTCAATGATCTGTAGTTTACTGACCTCTTCGGGGGTCTTCGTATCCGGGCCTTGTCGGATCATATCTTCCAACTCTCTCCCGAAAAAGTGAAGAGCTTCGAGAATGACCGGCTTCTCTTCTTCTGTAATCTTGAGTAGAATCATCACTCATCTCCAAAGCGACACAAGTCATACGCATCGCACTGTCCGTACTTTCCAAAGCACGTTTGATTGTTTAGGGCCATCGGCCACTCTTCAATCGGCTTTCCATCAAAGAGGGCTATCTTGCGCTCTCCTTCTTCGATGACCTGGACGAAGTATTTGAGAGCTTGGGGAGCAGGTTCGAGGGGACGACGGTCAAAGTCAAAGGGAGCAGAGAGCTTGATTCGGTTTACCAGAACTCCCGCAAATCTTTCTTTGTATCGAGCTTTACCAAAGAGTTGGTATCCAATGAACTGTCCATCAAGAATGTGCTGCCGGAGAGTTTTCGAGTTCAAGCGGTAGGCCGACTTGTGGTCAACAATCCACACTCGGTCGTTGGCGTCCTCGATGATGAGGTCTGCTCGTTGAGTGTAAAGGTGCTTCTTTGCTCCGAGGTGAGCTTTGAGTTGGTGCTCGACGTCGAGAACTTTCCACTCTTCAAAGTGCCAGTTGTGCCGATAGGCAAAGTAGGCATCTTGTATCTGAGGGATAGCGGCCATCCATAAGGGAGACTCATCTTCATTCTTCTCCGCGAGGGCGACGATTGCATCTTCTGGTAGAAGCCAATCATCTGGATTCCCTCCTGTTTGTTTTTCTTTTAGTCTCTGGTAGTGATGCGCCAGGGCAACATGGATCAGCGATCCATTTACTAAAGGAGCAGACACCTTGAACTTCTTGCCTCCAATCTCTCTCCAAGCGAAAAGCCTGGGACATCGGATCACATTCTGTATTCGGTGCCACCCTCTCTCGGAGGGGCCAGCGTCTAATAGTTTCATTGCCTGTTCCTTTTTATTATAGTCAAGTGAGCTTCGAATGCAAGGCTCAAATGTCAAGGGGATGTCAACTGAGCCACTCTTTGGAGAAGACGTTCGCCCGCACCCTCGGAGTTGTCGACGCCACCCAGGGCATTCTCAATCTCTTCAGCCGCTACATCTTCTCCTACCTCTCCGACGTGAGGAAGTTTGTCTAAGAGGAGGTCAGCTACGTCCTCATCTGCTGTGGTTCGTGCAATCACATACGAAACGAGAACTGCTCTCTTCTGTCCAAGGCGAGAGAAACGTCCTTCCCACTGAATCACTTTGTCCGGCGTCCAGGGCAGCATAGCAATGAGAGCAAGATCGGTGTCCTGCAAGTCTACGCTTTCTCCCCAAGCATCTCCTGTTCCGACAAGAAGACATGGGCCGGGGTGAGACATATACTCGTGGCGAATCTCATCTCGGTCAGAGGGATCTGTCCCACCATGCGCCCACCACATGCTGCATCCTGGGATCTTGTCTGCGACTTTCTTCAATCTCGCTGCGAGGCGCTCACAGTCTAATCGTCTTCCAGAAAAGACAGTCACCTTCTGACCACACTTGAGGGCAGACAGCACTCGGTCTTCTACATAGGAGTGTTTGCGAGAAGCGGCTTCCATTAGCAAAGTCTCGAAGAAACTCTCTCGTCCTTCTTCTCCTCCAGTCTTTGCCATCTTCTGGGCCTTGGCGATTTCTCTCTTCATCGCAGAGGGCTTGTCTTGTTCTGATACCTCTAAGCGAACAACCTCTCTCCTCTTCTTGGGCAGGTGCTTGTTCACCTCATCTCGGGTGACTCGAACCTTTACTTCCCGAAGGCGGTCCCGAAGTTCCTCGACGTTGCTTTTTCCGAGGTACTCGTAACCATAACCGTTGTGCTGGCCTGCACAGTATCGAATGCCGAACTGATGGAAACTCCCCCATTGCCAGGGCTCAATGATGTCTAACTGAGT